GGTGTAGCCCCTCGTAGTCCTTGGGGCTCAGTCGAAAAAATTCTTCAGCTGCTTCTCTTTGCCATCCTTTTTATCATCATCCTTGCTATTGGATTCTCCACTCTTCACTCTTCCCTCTTCACTCCCGAACGGCATCGCCGTTTGGATTCTCTCTCCTACGGGCATATTGTACTTGTCGGCGAAGTACTTGCCGTCTACCTCGTATCGGTCGGTTATCATCTTCTCGTACTCCATTTGCTGCTCGGGGGTGTAATCCACGCTCTCGTCCCATGCGAAGTGATAGCCTCGGAGAGGGAATCCGTGACGGATCATACGAGGGATGAGCTGGTTGTTGATGGTATAGGCAAGCACCTTGGCATCCTGCTCCACCAGGTTCTCGAACACCTTGAGGTGGGTCTGGCTCTGGGAGAGGCTGGAGCCGTCCTCGATGGTCATGGTCTGTCCGATGATGAGCTTGGAGATTTCCGAGTTGGCACGGTCCACCCGCTTGTCGTATACATTGTACGAGTCGCTCTTGGCGGTCTCTACAAACTGCAGGGTGGTACCGTCGGGGAAGAGTCCCCATGGGGCTAAGTCCATGCTCTTAAGCATCTCCTCTATGCGCTGCTGGTCTGCCTTGTCGCGGCTGTTGGTGGTAGCCACGCGGATAGGCATGCCGAAGAGCTCAGAGAACACATCCCACGAGGCGAGCACGTTCTTCTTGGGTATGGTGTGGAGCGATGCCTTCAGATAGAGTCCGAGGCTGTCGGGAGAGCCTGCCTCGATGAGGTTGTGGGTCCAGGCAGGGTCGTGGTAGTCGATGCCCGTGGTCCAGTCTTGCCCCAGGTCGGTTATCACCACGTGGTGCTCCGGTATGACGTATCTGCGGTCTACGAGCTTCACGTCTTGGTAGCAGGGGCATCCGTCGCCGTCGGTGGTGATGTCGCCCAGCTCTACGAGCGAGTGCCCCCAGTAGTTGGCCTCCAGTATATAGCGGCAGAGCTGTGCGAACCACTCCTGCTCGAAGTAGTGCTTCAGCTCGTCTTGCGGCTGGCCGTTCTTATCTTCGATGTTGAAGCTCTTGCCCAGCACGAAACCCATGCGCTGCTCCACGCATCCGGATAGGTGGCCGTCGATGTCGGTGTCTCGGTAGATGTCGTAGAGCACACGTCGGTCTGGATATTCCACGCAGAGTGCCGCCTGCCATGCCCTGCGCCATTTCTGTATGTCGGCGCGTGTGAGCGCCTCGGTGGTGCGCTGTATCTGCGATATGATATGGTTGGCTTGCTTGCGCCCCTTGCCGGTACCCACCAGCTCGATGTCGCCAAACTTGGTGTGCCACACCTGCGGCTTGCCTATAAGTCCTCGCCATCCGTTTTCGAGGCGATTGAGAATGATGTCTTTATCCATTATCCATTATTAATTATTAATTATCAATTACCAGCTGTGGCGATCGGGACCGTTGCCCCAGACCACGCCGCTGCTGCACTCGGTGCCTTCCTCATCGGTGGCGAGCGGCAGGTCGGGCACTATCTTGCCCGCCGCCACGCCCTCCAGCCACTTGATGGCTCGCTCGTAGCGTTCCTTTCTCACCTCCGAGCCCATGCGCTGCGGCTGGGCGGCTATCATATTGTAGAGGGCGATGTCTGCCACGTACATCACGAGCTGTCGGTTGCGCTGGTCGCCCTCGGCTGCGAATGTCTTGTCTACGTCGTATTTGGGGCGCAGGTATCCCGCCGCCTCCTCTATGGCTTCGAGTATGGCGTTGTCGGCGTTGGTCTCGTCATCTTGTTTGATGACCTTGAGGGCGGCTTCCGATGCCACCACCTTGAAATCTTCTTGTGTTATAAACATATTACCATGCGTTTTTAGGGGTTCTACGCTTTCCTATCTTGGGCTGGAAAGCTTCCACCCTGCCTTGCTTCTGTAGGATGAAGATGGCACCCTCGTCGGCATCGGGGGCATCATCGTGCTCACGGCTGCCATGCTCCAGACTGAGGGTCTGGTCTATGCCCACCTGCATGTCTTGAGAGTCTTTGAGGGCTTCGTTGTAGTAAACCAGGCCTCGCTCCCAGAGTGGCGCCACGCTCTCGATGCGCTGCAGCTTGTCGGGCTTCTTGCGCTTGTCCATGGAGATGGGCAGCTGGTAGCCACGTATCTCGCCCTCCTTGTAGAATTCGTCGAGGGCGGTGTCTTGCATCAGGTTAGCCTCCATGTAGAACTGGATGCTTGCCCCTTGCTCCATGGCACGCTCGTAGAGGTCGTAGAGCCAGCGCACCATCTCGCCCGTGGTTGCCTGCCTTACGAAGCAGTCGATGAGGTGCAGCTCATTACCCAGCTTGCCCCAGAGTCGGCACGCCTTGTAGTCGTTGGCGGTGGTGCTCTTCCAGCTAGGGTCGGTATAGCATACCAGCGACTCGTACTTGGTAAGCTTAGGCATCTTGCGGTACTTGATCCATTCGTGGCGGAAGATGGTACCATCCTTGATAGGATTGTGCATCATCTCCTTCTCCCAGTCTCGGTAGCCCACGAACTGGCGGTAGGCATTCGCCTCCTCCTTGGTCCACTTCTCCCGCCATACCGGGTTGCCGTCCTTATCCACGGCATACACCTTGCTAAGGAACACGCCCTTGGTATGGGCTATGTTGTAGAGCACGGAGTTCTTCGAGATGAGGTTGCCCACCATGATGAAGCGGCCCCTGCCCACGTCGAGCGAACCGAAGAGCGCCGACTTGACCCACGAGGTGAGCTCGCGGACTCGCTTCTCGTTCTTGATGAGCTCATCGTCATCAAGGTCGTCGATGACGATATAGTCCGGGCGCGCCTCACGGTCTCGGAGTCCACGAGGACTTTGTCCACGGCCACAGGCGAGGAACTTAACGCCACACTGCGCCTTGAATTCGCCATCGGTCCAGTCGCCGCCAGCGGGTTTCTGCTCGCCGAAGTCACGTCTCAGTCGGTCGTTGCACTCCAGCTCTGCCTGGATGTCTCCGAGGAGTCGGCAGGCAGCATCCTCGCTCTTGCCCACCACGACCATGAAATTAATGAGCCTTATAGGCTGGAACATGAGCCAGAGCGGCGTGAACACATCCATGTGGGTACTCTTGGCATGTCCACGAGGCCACATGAAGACCGCCTTAAGATTGGCGGTGGTCTTCACCTTCTGTGCGGCCTGGTTGTGGAATGGCGCATTGTGTATGGTGCGTATTACCTGCCCCGTGGTCTTATCCTTGAGTTGCAGGAAGTGGGGGAAGTAGTACTCGCAGAAGGCGGCGTAGTTGCGCTGCAGCCTGCTGATGCGAGCCTCTCTCTCCTCCTTGCCCTCCGGAGCCATGAGCGAGGTATCCGTGATGGCCTGTGTCTGCTTGCAGTGCTCATGCCAGGCATCGATGGCCTGCTTGCGTTCTGATAATGTAGCCATGATTATTTATTTATAGGTCGCAGCTGAAGCCGCTCTGCATCTTCTCCGAGATGAAGAGATCCTGGTAATAGTTGAACGTCTTCAGGAGCTCCGGGGTGATATTCTTGTCGGTCTGCGCGCGGAACTGCATCCACTTGCTGAACGCCATGAACACCTCGATGGCATCCACCACGTTGGCCTTCTTGTCGAGTTTCTCGATGGTGGATGCCATCTTGGCGAGCTTGTCGCTCAGGCCAGCCATCTCCGCTGCGTCCTCCGAGGCGTTGACCTGCGAGATAAGACGGTCTATGGAGACGAGGAGCTTGTTGACGAGTTCGGGGCGGGTGATGCTGGTGGCAGCCCGTTGCTCCTTCCATCCCCCTGCGTTCGCCCACTTGCTGAGGGTCTGTCGAGATACCTCTATCTGGTCTGCTATCTCGTTCTGGTCCTTGCCTGCCATATAGAGCGTGCGGGCTAGGTCTTTTTTCTTTTCTAATTCTGCTTTTGTCATCGTTCTAATACTGTTATAATGTGAATAAAATGGTCGGATAGCCCATGAGCCTCCGCGAGATCTGTGTGGCGCATGGGTGGTAATCCTGATGCAAAGGTTGCTATATTTGGGCAATCGGGCAAAAAAGTATGAAATCATTTCATACATTTATGAAACCATTTCATACTTTTTTGGCGGTTTGGGGGCTTGCACGTATCTTTGCATCGTGATTCGGGAGCACACGGATCTCACGGATTTCTATCCGAGTTATTCATATTATATATACATACATATGGGAAAGAAAGTAAGAATTAGCGACGAGAGCGTCAACTGCTACGGCACGCGCATCATCACCAGCGGCATAGACCTCTCTCAGTACGAGAAGAACCCAGTGTTGCTCTACATGCACGACCGCTCGAACGGCGTGGTGGGTCTGGTTAAGAACATCCACGTAGACGGCACGGAGCTGCTGGGCGAGCTGGAGTTTGACGGAGCCACCGAACTCTCGCAGCGACTCAAGAAGCAATACGAGTTTGGCTCGATGCGCATGGTGAGCGGCAATTTCCAGATCATCGAGACCTCCGGTGACAAGGACTTGGTACTCGACGGCCAGACCGCCCAGACCATCATCAAGTGCAAGCTCTTCGAGGTGAGCGCCGTAGACATCGGCGGCAACGACAACGCCATCGTGCTCACTGCGCCCGACGGAAAGGCCATACCATTGGCGGGGCAAGAGGGCAACGCCAGCCTGCCCCTATTAAATAATGTAAACAATAACCCTTTAAAGAAAGAAGAAATGGAATTAAAAGCATTAGCCATCGCGTTGGGGCTCAAGGAGACCGCCACCGAGGCAGAAGTAAACGCAAAGATTTCGGACTTGAAGCTTGCTGGCGCCAAGGTGGCGAGCCTTGAGACCCAAGTGAAGAACCTCCAGACTCAGCACGAGGCCGAGCAGAAGGCTCAGGAACAGTTGCAGCTGGCAGCCATCAACCAGGCTGTGGAGACCGCCATCCAGGAGAAGCGCATCGCCGCCACGGTGAAAGACCATTTTGTGGAGCTCGGCAAGAAGGTGGGTCTCGACACCCTGAAGCTTACCCTCCAGAACATCCCGGCGCAGCAGAAATTGAGCGGCTCGTTCGCCCGCTCCGCCAGTGGCGAATTTGTGCAGACCGCCGAATATACGAAGCTGAGCCAGGTGCCAGCCGACAAGATCGACGAATTGCGCGACAAACACCGAGACGAGTACATCAAGCTCTTCAAGGCAGAGTATGGCTTGGAGCCAGACTTTGCGGAGCACCACTAATTGAGTGATAAACTATAAAACGTAAATTATAAATAATAGCATCAGATGAAAGCAATTATCAAGATTTGTACGGCGTTGCTCTTAAACGCCGTGGTGGGTGCCATCGCAGCATCCCTCTTGGGTTTCGACGCTATGGTGGGTGCCCTGGTGGCAGCCGTCTTATCGGTAGCGTTGGGCGAGTTTATGCCTAGGGGCGCAGCCTGCGCTGGCGTGCTCACCGAGGTTTGGACGGGCGAGCTCATCAAGCTCTTGCGCTCAGGCTTGGACGGCAGCTGGCTCCAGGGCATCAGCGACCAGTCGAGCCTTGTAAACAACGATGTGATCCACATGGTGATGGCGGGCATCGACCCTACCGTGCTGGTGAACAACCAGACCTATCCTATCCAGATACAGGAGTTGGACGACGGCGACAAGACCTTCCGGCTGGATAAGTTCCAGACCAAGGTAATCCCAGTGACCGACGACGAGCTCTATGCTCGCTCTTACGATAAGATGGCTCGCGTGAAGGAGAGCTGTGGCAACGCCATCAACGATGCCAAGTTTGCCAAGGCAGCCCACGCCCTCTGCGCCACCAAGAACACCGCCACCACCCCAGTGCTGAAGACCACTGGCGAGCGTGACGCTGCCACCGGGCGCATCAAGCTCTGCGTAGACGACCTCGTGGCGATGAAACGAGCCCTCGACAAGCTTCACGTGCCAGCCGAAGACCGTCGCCTCGTGCTCTGTCCAGACCACGTGAACGACCTCTTGGAGACCAACCAGGCATTCCAGCAGCAGTATAACATCGACCGCAACGACGGCAAGGTGGGCAAGCTCTATGGTTTCGACATCTACGAGTACGCCTCCAACCCTACCTACAGCACCACTGGCGAGAAGAACGCCTTGGGAGCCGAGACAAAGACTGGCGAGTTCCAGTGCTCTTTTGCCTTCTACACCAAGCGCGTGTTCAAGGCCACGGGCAGCACGAAGATGTACTTCAGCCCTGCCGAGAGCGACCCACAGAACCAGCAGAACCTGCTCTCTTATCGTCACTATTTCATCTGCCTCCCTATGAAGGAAGACGCAGGCTGCGTGATGATGAGCGACTACGAGGCTGGCGAGTAAGTAATCATTAAGGTAAAAAAGAAAGGACAACAAAAGCTATGGCACGGATGAAATATCTCGTGATACACTGCACAGCTACGCCTGAGGGTCGGGAGGTGACAGCCGCCGACATCAGGCACTGGCACTGCGACCCCGTGGCGAAAGGTGGCCGAGGGTGGAAACAGGTGGGCTATACCGACCTCTTCCACCGGGACGGCACCCGAGAGCGACTGGTAGACAACAACGAAGACGCAGAGGTAGACCCGTGGGAGGTGACCAACGGTGCGGCTGGCTTCAACTCTGTGAGCCGCCACGTGGCGTACGCCGGAGGTTGCGCCAAGGACGGCAAGACCCCGAAGGATACCCGAACCCTGGCACAGCAGGCAGCTCTCACAGCCTATGTGAGAGACTTCCACGAACGCTTCCCGGAGGTGAGGATCGTTGGCCACAACGAGCTGAACCCGAAGAAAGCCTGCCCCTCGTTCGACGTGCAGAAGTGGCTCCGCTCGATAGGTATCAGGCAAACATAAAGAAGAGCGTGTAAGTTTTTAGTCATATTATATTGGTTTAAGTTAAAGTTAGAAGGGTGATGGTAGATACTTTAATGCAATTTCTCACCTGGGCTATCCCAAGTGGCGGCATTGGTGCTGCCATCACCTGGATAGCCAACAGAAAGGTGAAGCAGGCTGAGGGTGCCAAACAGATACACGACACATACAAGACGATGTATCAGGACATCAGCCGCGAGTGGGTGGAAACCCAAGAGAAACTAGAAAAAAGCGCAAAGGAAAATGCAAAGGCAATCGAAGATCTCAACAAGGAGAATGCTCGCACACGCAATGCACTCAACCGTCTCTCGCGTGCCATCGAGGCGATCCAGCTTTGTCCTCATCGGGCTTCTTGCCCTGTTAGCGGCGAGCTGCAGAACAGCGAAGACGACCCAGACCGAGCAGACACACCAGAAGGTGGAGGCAAGCGCAAGCCAAGACAGCAGCGCAAGCCTAAGCCAGCAGGTGGAGAGTCTGAAGGTAGTGACAGTGGTGGAAGACCGCTGGACGGAACAGGCGTGGATCATCACGCCCCTGCCCGACGGGAGCGTGGAGCTGAAAGGCAAGACGCATGAGCAGCGCAAGGCCGACAGCACAGTGACGGTGAAAGCCGAGACGAGACAACGGCAGACCGCCACCGTAAACAAGCGACGGCGAGAAGAGGATAAGAACGATGTTAGAACGACATCCAAACACCCTCCTAACGAGGTTGCAAGCATTCTCTTGATTTGGCTCACGGGCATCGTAGCCCTGGTGGGCATCGGGTATTATTTAGTGAAACATCAAAACAAAGAAAAGAACCATGGATAAAGTATTAGACGGCACCGACCTCATTCTGAGCGTAGGTGGCAACGCTCTTGGCTATAGCACGGGGTGTAAGATTACGACCAGCACTGAGACTGGCGAGCGTGTAACCAAGGAGGCTGCCGCTGGCAAGTGGAAGGAGAAATATGTGAAGAGCTTCTCGGAGAGCATCAGCGCCGACGGCGTGGTACTCGTAGACGGTGCCACAGAGACTCCTACCTACGACCAGCTGAAGGATCTCTTGACAGCAGGCGAGCCTATCGAGTGTACCTACAGTGTACGCGATGGCAGCACTCGCAACGGCAAGACAGCGGGGCAGTACAAGGGCAAGTACATCATCACCTCGCTCGACCTCGACGGCCAGGCAGGCGACGATGCCAAGTATAGCATCCAGCTTGAGAACAGCGGCAAGGTGGAGAAGGTGGGCACTGGCTTGCAGGGTACCGCCGCCCCACAGAGCAGCTCTTCCTCTGAGCAGAAGAGCGTGAAATAACATAACATCGAAACTTTTTATTAGCATTGGTATAGATGAAAAAGATTATGATCGAGGTGGGCGGCAAGGCGTATCCTTGCCGCCTCACCATGGGAGCGATGCTCCTCTTCAAGCAAAACACGGGCAAGGACGTGAGCCAGATAGACCTCGACAACGTGGAGGAGGCCCTGCGGCTGATGTGGTGTTGCGTGGTGAGCCAGTGCCGTGCCGAGGGTGTGGATTTCGAGATAGACTTCCAGCTCTTCTGCGACCTGCTCTCGCCCGAAGACGTGGCGAGATGGAACCAGGCTCTGGCAGAGAACACCGAGAGCGAAAAAAAAAGCGAGGGATAGACGGCGCGGATGATGGCGCGGAGAGTGCAGACATAGAGACCTTGCTAGGGATTGCGATGGGGTGCATGGGAATGAGTACAGACGACTTTTGCCGATGCGCCCCTTCGGAGTTTTATGCAGCCTACGAGGCATGGGGCGAGATGCGGCAGCAAGACGACCGTGGCAGGTGGGAGCGCACGAGGATGATGTGCCTCTGCATGCTTCAGCCCTACTCGAAGAGGCGGCTCAAGGCACGAGACATCTTGCAGTTTCCCTGGGACGATGAGGGCGAGAAACTGTCATCTTCCCGAAGCGGGGAAAATGATCTAAGCCACGAGGAACTCATGGCTAGGTATCGCAAGGCTAGGGAGAGAGCCGGGTTTGAGTAGCAATCTTCATCGCTCAAAATTCTGGTGCGTGAAAACATAGTATACAATGTAGACGCAGACTATGGCGGTGATGATGCAGCCGAAAGCCAACAGCGTTGCCTCTCCCGGAAACTTTTTGTAGAAATGGAGCAGAGCCTGCCAAAGAGAGCTGCTCGAGATATTGACAAATGCTATCATACTAGAAGTGTTTAATGAGTTCACGCTGCAAATATAAACAAATAATTTGGAACCAACAAATAAAAGCAAGATAATATGGCAAACCAGGTAAGCTTTACGATAAGACTCGACGACCATGGCACCTTCAAGCGAGTGACCATGAACGCCGAGGAACTGGGCAGGGCAGTGCGCTCCGTGCAAGACGAGAGCGAGAAAGCCAAGCGCAGCGTCATCTCGTGGGCAGAGGCTTCGCAGGCGGCCAGCGTGTTGCAGGATGCCGTCGGAGAACTGCACGAAACCATCAGCGACCTGACTGACGCATGGAAGGTGCAGATAGTAGCGGAAACCCAGTTGCAAACCGTGATGCGCCAGCGCATGGGAGCCACCGACGAGCAGATACAGAGCATCAAGGATCTCTGCTCGGCACAGCAGGAGCTGGGCGTGATAGGCGACGAGGTGCAGCTGAGCGGAGCCCAGCAGATGGCCACCTTCCTGCAAAACAAGCAGAGCCTCGACGTGCTCATCCCCGCCATGAACAACCTCGTGGCGCAGCAGAACGGGCTGAACGCCACCAACCAGGATGCCGTATCCATCGGCAACATGATGGGTAAGGCGATGCAAGGACAGGTGGAAGTGCTACAGCGCGTGGGCATCACCTTCGACGATGCCCAGAAGAAGGTGCTCCAGTATGGTACCGAGAGCGAACGTGCCGCCATGCTCGCCAAGGTAATCACCCAGAACGTGGGCAACATGAACGCCGAGCTCGCCAAGACCGAGAGCGGAAAGCAGAAACAGCTGGAGAACACACTGGGCGACATCAAGGAACAGCTGGGCGAGATGGTGGAGGGTTTGGAGCCAGCCATCACCTATCTGGCACAATTCTCCATGGCAGCTACCGGTATAGGCAAGCTTGCCACCTCGTTTATCGCCGTAAGCAAGGCCGTGGGGCTCACCACTGTGGCAGGCAACCTATGGAACGCCACCAGCGTGCGCATGAACGCCCTTACCACGACGTGCAGTGCCACGATGCGAGGAGCCGCCGTGAGCGCCACCACCCTGAAGCTCGCCATACAGGGGCTCATGATAGCCACGGGCGTGGGTTTGGCAGTGGCAGCGCTCACCACGGCGATCAGCTACCTGATGGGCAGTAGCGAGGATGCCGCCGAAAGCACCAACCGCCTTACCGACGCACAGCAGCGGGCACAGCAAGCCCACCAGCAGGAGGAACAACAGATGGCAGGCGTGAGGGGCGAGCTGATACAGAACATCGCCGCCCTGAAGAATTTCAAGGGTAGCAAGGAAGACGAGAAGAAACTGGTGCAGCAGATGAATACCAAGTATGGCGAGGCGATGGGCTACTACAGCACCGTGGCGCAATGGTACCAAGCCCTCACCGCCAACTCGAAGACCTACTGCGACCAGATGGTGAACGAGATACGCATACGCAACCTCGCCAACGACGCAGCCGATCTAGACCAGAAGATGCACGACACCATCTACGACAGCAACGGCAAAAAGAAGAAATTCAGTACCTCGGTAGACGTGAACGACCCCACGGTGAAATGGAAGAAGGTGTCTCCCAATGAAGTGGGCAAGAACACACAGATGATCAACGGCGAGTATTACAACCCCGTAAACTACAAGTCGCAAAAAGACAAGGCAGAGGACACCTACAAGTCGCTGAAGGCACAGCGGGATGCCAAGAAGCGACAGATGGAGACGCTCGCCAAGCAGGGACAGAACATCAAGATAAAACATACGGCGGGCTACAGCGCCACGCCGCCCTCCACCATCAGCGGCAGTCATACCACCGGACACACCACCCATGGCAACACCGGCGACGATGCCCCACTGCAAGGCAGCATCGACTGGTACAACAAGCAAATATCGAAGCTCACGAGCCAGATGAACGCCACCGCCACCGCCGACACCCGCAAGAAACTACAGAGCGAGATAGAAGGTTTGCAGCGAGAGCTGGGCATGGTGAAGGTGAAGGCTGGCATCGAGACACCGCCACCCATCGAGGTGAAGAAACAGGTGAAACCGATGGCGCAGCAGATAGAGGATGCCTTCGACGAGATGCAGCAGCACCTGAAGCAAAACCCCATCAAGGTGGAGGCCGACCCCAAGAAACTGGAGGAACTGGAGAAGAAGCTGAAGGATACCGAGCGGCTGATGTCGCTGGGGCATGTAGACCTGAAGAGCTACCAAGGCGTACAGCAAGAGCTGACCACGCTAAAGGGCATTACCGACCCTACAGCCAAGGGCATGGCGGTGGCCGGAGAGAGCTGCGCCATGCTGGGCAGTGCCCTGCAGCAGCTGGGAGCCAACTCGGCGGCAGCCAAGGCGGGCATGGTGATGGCAGCCATCGGACAGGTGGTGCTCTCCTTCGCCCAGGCACTCAGCTCGTGCAAGACGTGGGTGGAGTGGCTCGCCTTCGGCATCTCGGGCACGGCGCAGATGATAAGCATCATCTCCACGCTGAGCCAGTTTGCCACCGGTGGTATCGTGGGCGGCAACCAGAAGAGCGGCGACAACGTGCTGGTGCGCGTGAACTCGGGCGAGATGATACTGAACGCCGCCCAGCAAGCCCGCCTCTTCGCCCTCGCCAACGGTGCGGCGGTGTATGGAGCGAGCGCACAGGTGCAGACCAGCTTCGGGCAAGGCATCGCCCCTGGGGTGAAAGCCAACACCAGCGGGCTGCAAGGCATCGTCATCGAGCAAGGGCAGAACGCCCCCGCCAACATCAACCTGCGCCTACGAGGCAGAGACATCGTGGCGGCGGTGGCCAACGAGACCCGCAGCAACCGCAAGCGAAGCAACATCCGGATAGGCTAAAAACAATATTCTAACATCATTATAATATAATAGCAATGTATATCCATGGTTATTTCTACAACACTCACAGCGAGCGCATCGACCTCTATATCCTGACCCAAGGCGACCGCACCCAGCAACTGGAGGTGGGCAAGCAAGAAGACAAGGCAGAGATATGCTGGGGCGACGACCCGATGGAGCTCACCTCGCAGGTGAACGACACCTTCGACCCCCTGCTGTGCTCGCAAGCCAACGTCACCCTGCTGTGCCGCCACTACCTGCAAGACTTCTTCTGCAACTCTTGCCGCGACGCTGTGGTGAACATCTACAAGGGCGAGGCTTGCATCTTCGCCGGATATATCGAGCCACAGACCTTCTCGCAAGACTACAGCGAGGAATACGACGAGGTGGGGCTTACCTGCGTGGATGCCCTATCAGCCCTGCGATACAGCAACTACCAGGACATCGGGGCCCTGGGCGTGAACTACGCCGACGTGAAGCGCAAGGCACGGCAGCGCACCTTCGGCAGCATGCTGGAGGAGATGATAAAGGGCGTGACAGACGGAATAGACCTCAAGGACGGCAGCACCCCCAAGGTATTCTACGACGGCAGCAAGGCGGTGGATGCCACCGAGGCGCACCGCTACACCGTGCTCGACGACATCAGCGTGAGCGAGCTGCTCTTCCTGGGCGACGAGGAAGACGATGTTTGGACGCAAGAAGAGGTGGTGGAGGAAATGATGAGGTACCTGAACCTGCACCTGATGCAGGTGGGCAAGGACATCTACCTCTTCTCGTGGGAAACCCTTCGCAAGGGCGGCACCATCCAGTGGAAAGACCTCAAGGGCGGCGACCTGGTGAGCATGACCATGGGCGAATATGAGATACAGACCGATGATACCTCGGACGAGACTCCGCAGCTGAGCGTGAGTGCCACCTACAACCAGTTGCTCCTGACCGACAAGGTGGAGGAGATGGAAAGCATCGTGGAGAGCCCCTTGGACGGCAGCTCGCTCACCCCGGCATTCGGAGGCATGCAAAAATACATGACCGAGTACTCTGCCGACGGCAAGGCAAAGAGCGGTTTTCCCGCCTTCAGGGATATGGTGAAGGGCGTGGCTACCAGCTACGACCGGGCACAGATAACCGACTGGTTTGTGCAGGTGAAGACCCATGCCAGCTGGAAATTCTACACCAGCGACGGCAAGGGCACGCACGTGAACATCGCCGACGAATACTACAAGGGCGAGAACCAGCAACGGGTACTCACCGATGCCCTGCGCAAAGGCATCGGGGCCGCCATCGTGGCGATGGGCAGCGTGGAGAAAAAGAACGGCGGCAACGACAATTCGCCCGTCACCTCGGTGGCACTCACCGACAACCTGGTGCTGGCTGTGAACGGCAGCGACACTTTCCCTACCGAAGACAACATCCTGAAGGCTTGCCCTGTGGCAGAATACGTGGGCAACACGGCGGGCGGCAACTTCTCGCCGTCGGATGAAGACACCATCAACTATGTGGTGGTGAGCGGCAAGCTGGTGCTCAACCCCACCATGGACATGACGGGCAGGTACTCGGAAATCAAGAAAGCCGCAGAAAGCAGCGACCTGCTGGCATGGACCACATACCGAGGGGTATGCGTGCCCTGTCGCACCGACACCGGCGGCAGATGGTACACCTGCCAATACTGGAAGGCGAAGGGATGGAGAGACGAGGTGTCGCAAGACGACGATGCCGACAGCCCGGAGAAACGACGTGCCATCTATCCCTTCACCAACACCGGACCAGAGGAATACGAATTCAGCTACAGTGCCATCGGCGACTATACCGACAACGTCAGCAAGGTGGGCGTGGTACAGTGCATGCTGATCATCGGCGACAAGTGTGTGGTGGAGAAACAACCAGGAGAGACGCTCGGTACCGACAAGGCGGGTACCGGCAACGGAACCCCCGACGACTTCGTATGGCAGAGATACAAGACCCGCCAAGAATGCGCCAGCGACGACGAATATTACAGGCAGAGCTTCGCCATCGGCTTCGACCCCAAGCTGAAAGACAAGATAGTGGGCACGGAGTTCGACATCCAGAAGAACGCCCCCTATACGCTGGGCATATCGGCAGAGGGCACCGCCATACCGATACACAAGGCAGACCAAGTGAGCGGGCAGGTGCGCTTCCTGATACTGGGACCCGTGAACGCCGAATGGAACCAGATAACAAGGCGGCACCCTAGCTTCTGGCGGCACACCAAGTGGGGCTCGGAGAGCGTGTCGCTGCTACAGAAGATACAGAGCATCTTCATCAGAGACTTCGAGGTGAAGGTGAAGAGCGACAACGGGCTGATGGGCGACGTAGACGACAAGGACATCGTATACATGAGCGACACGAAGGAGAGCTTTGTAAACAAGAAAGACGACCTGGAGTTTAAATTCACCACCGCCCTCACCTCGAAGGAGTGCAAGCAGCTGGGCGTGAACAACAGCGTGAAGCTATCCTCGCCGATGAACACAGCCACAGGCGACGCACTGGGCTCCATCTACGACCGCAACTCTGAGACCACCGCCAAGCCAGAGCAGCACTATGTGGACAACTTCTGGCAGGAGTGGCACGAGCCGAGGGTGGAGATGCGTCAAGGCATGATGGACCAGGGCAAGGCATCACCCTTCGGCAGGTATCACCTTGCCAGCATCGGCAAGACGTTCTTTGTGGAGGGCATCGACCGCAACCTGGAGAACGGCACCGCCACCCTCATCCTAAAAGAGGTGTTCTAACGATATTCAAAAGATGTTATAACAATAAACAAACGGCATTATGATAGACGTCAAGATATTGGCCAAGCAACGGCAAGCCCAAGGCTCTGGTACTGGCAGCGGCACATCGGGAGGCGTGAGCAGCGGCACCATCGAGGAAGCCCTGCACGCCACCCGCGCCGACAAGGCGACGAGAGCCGACGCAGCCGACCAGGCAGACTATGCCAAGCGAGCCGGCTTATCGCAAAGAGCCACCGTGGCAGACCGTGCGCTGGAGATCGACGGCGATGCAGAGATACTGCAGAAGTATGTGCGCAAGGACATAGACGACACCGTGCACGGCAAGCTGACGATGGAAGACGTGCTGGCACTACTGAAAGGCTTCAAGCTGGGCAGCGATGGCAAATACCACATCGACGAGGCGGGCGTGGCTGTATTGAAATCGCTCGTGGTGGAACTACTGCAGGCGGACGATATTCGAGGCGACAAAGCATTGCTTCAGGCACTAGAGGTGGTAGGCAAGGCGTTGTTTGGCGGCGAAGCGGATTTTAAGGCTGCCGTGCAGATGGATAGCCAGCTCCACGTCAAGGGTGCCACTCAATTCGATGATGCAATCTCTTCTCCCGACTTCGCCTCGGGCTTCCTCGACGGCAAGGGCTGGAGGCTCAAGAACCAACCCGTCATCAACGCAGCCGGGGCACAGGAGAACCGATACACCCTGGAGCTAGACAACCTCATCGTGCGTGGTACCATGCGCATCTTCGAGATGATTATCTCCCAGCTCCTGGGCGAGAACGACAACCGCATTTTTACTGCCATGCTAGAGGTAGACCACTACGATGCAGCATCGGGCAAGGTGTATCTCGACACCCACGAGGGCAGGATGTACAACCCCTTCCGCAAGGACGACTGCGTCATGGTGCAGCAATATGGCGGTATCTCTGAGTCGGGCAACGACCACACCGTAACCAAGCAATACGAACTCATCGTGACCGAGGCAGGCAGCGAGGGCACGGGAGAAAAGATGATGGCATGGGTTAAGTTCAAGAACTTCACCTCGCCGATGGAGGGTGCAACGCCCGATAAGCTTATCGCCAAGCGAGACACCTTCGTGCGTGTAGACAATCTCACAGACCCCGACCGCAAGGGCATCATACAGATGATGACCGTAGGCACGGATACGCCGTATATGGATATTCTCTACGGTCTCAAGACCGACCCCGACAACGCCCTCAAGGGGCGACTGGGCAATCTTCAGGGTATCACACATCCGCTCTTCGGTGCGCTCAAGGGCTTTGGCGAGTTTCTGCAGAACCTCTACGCCACTGGCGACTTCATCATCCGTCGCACAGGCGAGAGCATCGACACCAAGATACAGATGCTGCAAAGCCAGTTTGCCACCCGCTTCGCACAGACCTCCTACGAGGTGACCGAGGAAAGCAACTACCTGCACAACGGCCAGTTTCTCTCCGCAACAGGCGACAACGACGAGCAGCTCATCGACGGCTGGACCATCAACGATGCCGAGGACTCGGAGTTCTGGGTGGATGCCAACGGCCTGCCCGTGATGGTGAACGGCGCAGCCACCGTGAGCGGCAACCATCGGGTGAGCATCGACAACAACGAGGGGCGCAACATGCTGCACATCCAAGACAGCGGCATCACGCAAGCCAACTCCATCATCCGCAAGCCCGGTACCCACAAGGAGTATATCCAGCCTGCGGCTACCGAGGGCAAGGACGGCATGAAAGCCACGGGCGACACCTATCAAGAGGTGCAAGACACCCTCTATGTGAGTGCCCGCATCTACGCCAAGACGGCGGGCACGCTCACCTTCGGCTTCGTGGGCTGCGAGGCTGTAGATGGCAAGACCAACGGTCTGTCGGCCCGGAAAATCGACGTACCCTACTCTGGCGAGTGGCAGACCGTGGAGCTGGAGGGCAAGTGGAACGGCACCGGAGATTTCGTGCTCAGCTATACAGGCGACATCTACGTCTCACTGCTCACCATCACCGACGAACCGCTCGACAACCTGAGCAAGACGGTGAGCACCCAGATACAGCAGACCGCCACCAACATCAAGCTCCTGGGACAGAACATCGACAAGGTGAATGGCATAGCCACGCAGCTGGGCATCGAGCTCGACGCAGAGAAGAAAGCCATCCGTCTATATGTAGACGAGCAAGACGCCGCCCTCAAAAAATCGCTATCGTCTAGTATAGAAGTGCAGGCTGGCCGCATCGACCTCATCAACACCTGGCAGAACGAGACGAGCACCAAAATATCGGGCATCTACACCGACATCGACAGCATCACCTCAAGGGTAGAGAACGTAACAAAGACAGCGGATGGAAACAAGGCGGCACTCGCCGAGCTGGAAATAACGGTAAATGGCATCAGCGCAGCAGTGGGCAAGGCTGCGACGAAGGAGGAACTGACCAACGCAAACCGGTCGCTGCTGGATGTGATCGACAATAATTACAAAGAGGTCAGCAAGTCTATATCCGACAACCTCGCCAATGCGAAGGACTACGCCGACGGCATAGGCAGCGGCATTCGCAACGACTACGCCGCCACCATCTCGCTCGTGCAGCAGAAAGCCGACTCATGGAGCGTGGCCGCCGGAGCCTTCGACAAAGACGGGCACCTCGTAGAGTGCAGCGGCATGACCGTGGGAACATTCTTCGCCGACCTCTTCTCCAAGAGGGTGAACATCGACGGCGACGGCAACATCACCAACATCAGCAAGAGCGGATTGCTCGTCACCGCCGACCGCACGGCACTGGAGAGCAAGATTTCCACCGTAGACGGCAAGATTATCTCCAAGGCGACCATCGAAACGATGATAGCCAACGGCATCTCGTCGGCCACCATCACGGCAGACCAGATCAACCTGAACGGAGCGGTGACCGCCAACAACTATTTCAAGATAAACACCGACGGCTCCATGGAGGCGGTAGCCGGTACCATCGGCGGCTTCGAGATAGGCAGCAACTACATAGGCACCAAGAAGAACACTACGTCGGGTTCGGGAGGTACCGACATCGGGTATGGCACCGTCGGCAAGATGTCGCTCTACGACGATTCGATTATCTTCAACGGTCAAGACCGACAAGCGATATTCGGGCAGTGGTCTACACTCGGCACGGCTATCATGATGCGTCTCATCGACGACCACAAGTGTATCGAGGATAGGTATGGCGCATCCATATCCGTGAGAGGTTCCGTCACGCAAAACACGGCGTTGGCATTCGGCGGCGGCCATGTGTCGGGGCTCAACCTCAAGACGTTTGTGTCGGCATTCGCCTATATCACGCAGAGCAGCGTCCCCGCGAGGCTCAACGTGAACCTCGACAGAACCGTGGGGGCGGCATACATCTCCACCCAGTTCTACTGGAGGGCGAAGGCAACTGGCTCCAACGGCAAGGAGGTGGACTACGAGACGAAGACGAGAGACATATATGTGTATCTCCCGGAAATGAACCACTACGACGACGGGCACATCATTCGCATCAAGCGAGGCGTGAACAACGGATCGAAGGTATACGTGGTACCGGGCAAGTCGAAAAACCTGGTGGCAAGTTCCAGTGGATGGAATACTACCTATACGACAGAGACCAGCCAGACTTACCTGCTGACCAACGACAACGGCAACAATGTATACACATACGGCGACTCCCAGCTTGCAATCGACAGCGAGGGCGATGCCATGGTGTTCGTCTACTTCAAGGATTTGATAAAGACCGTGACTGTAAACAACGTAAAGAAGACATACAAGGGATGCTGGGTTCAATGGAAGAACCCTCGCGTATGGTAAATTAAAAATAGGAGACAAGACTATGATTAGAAATTTCAAGGTAGCCATCAAGGGCTACGACGGCAGAGAGTTGAAGAACGAGAAGGGCGAGCCACAGATGGCGGGCGACGTAGTGGGCTTGTATCTCTACACCGCCGGCAGCAAGAAACCTCTTGAGCCAGCTGACAAGATGAGGGCTTACAAGCTCAGCGTGAAGATACAGGAACATCCGGAGATGGTGAGCCTGGAGGCTGAGGACATCGCCCTCATCAAGGAGGTAATCGGCGACCAGCTGGTGGCAGGGGCCTACGGTCAGATTGTTTCACTTCTAGAGCAAGACTAGCCTATGAACATAGACAACAACCAAGAGTTTGAGGCGCTATGCGCCCGGCTCTTCCCTAAATTCAACGAGTTCTTGCTGCGGCACTCGAAGAATATCTTCAGCTGCGAGCTCGCCACATCGCTCGACGGCATCTACACGATGCCCGCCCTCTACGATAAGGATGGCGTGCAAAAGCAGGTGATAGCACCGCTCAGCCTGCTCACGAAAAACGTGGATGCGCAGATAGCGGAGCTGGAAAAGGCGACGAGCACAGCCAACGAGGCCGCAAGCCGAGCCAACACCGCCGCCAACAACGTGACGCAGACCACCACCGACCTCACCCAGGAGCGCAAGAAGGTGGAAGAGGCGGTGACTGCCAGCAAGAAGCAGAACGAGGCTTCTGCCGCTTCGGCGGAGAAAGCCACCGAGGCAGCTAAGCGAGCAGACGAGAAGATAGCGCAGATGGATGCCCTGGCGGGGCAGCTGAGCGCAGGCATCACCACGCCATCGCGCATGAACCTGACCTATCTCCCGGAGATAAGCCTGCGCAACAAGGCAGGGCAGCGCATCGCCGTGGCGCTCCTGCCGAGTTACCTGCCCCAGAGCGTGCTCTTCCAGCGAGCCGAGGGCGACTCGCTCGTGGCCAACCCATCGGGCGAACTCACCATCAAGGGCGAGGGCACCACCAAGTTCTGGGTTATCCCCACCGCCAACACCCCGCTCTGGCAAGAGGTGAGCATCACCGTGCGCCAGCCACGCCTGCGCCTGTCGGCAGCGGGCAAGCTCAGAAAGGCGGGCTCATCGCTACGCATCATATAAAGGCATTATAACAATATTGTTTAATCGATTAAATACAATTAAAACTATGGCATTAACAGCAGAAGAAGAGGCAAAGGTAAAGGCTATCATCGCAGCCTTCGACGGAGCGCAGCAGGTAGTGGACCTCCCTGCCGCCGACACCTCATCGACAGACAAACAGATCGAGGTCTATGACAAGAAGACGGGCACGGCACAGCAGATGTCGCTCAAGGATGCAGTGGATATGGGGCAGAACCTCTGGTGTGGCAGGGTATGGAACCTAGACAACGCCACCCCGGTGGCTGCCACCTACGTGGGGTCTCTAGAGTTGTTGCGAGAGCTGCCTATACAGCTGGGCCTGGGCTGCTACCTTGTGAAGAACGACCACAGCCGCCGCAAGCTAGACAGCAAAGACCACCACAAGTATGCCACTGGCGAGGCTGCCAAGCTCGATGGTTCCGAGGGGCATTACCAGTGGGGATGGGGCAGAAAATTCTACCTCAGCTTCAAGACCGTGGGCAGACTGTTCTACATGATGGTGGGGCTCACCCCTATCAAGGGCGAGTATAACTACACCATCCCCGTAGGCTCGCGCACCGCATCGGGTCATGCCACGCTGGAGCGCAGCACGGGTCGCCTCGTGAGCTTCATCAATACAGGCGCAGATTATCGAGGCGGCAACAACGATTCATCGCTCGACAACACCAACCGCTCCTTCCTCGGCAAGCCTGCCTGCAACCAAAATACCGAGTACTGGCGTGCCGCAGCCCGCAAGAATGGCACAGGATGGCTGTGTTCCTGCATGCGCCACTTCGCCGTGACCGTCGCCCTCTTCGGCGTTATCTTCGGTACCCATCAAGTGCAAGCCGCCGTCAACACCGAGAAGGATGCCAACGGTCTCTATCAAGGTGGTCTCGGTCCGGGCGTGACGCAAAAAGACTGGGGCTCGTGGAATAGCTACAACGGCTGCCGCCCATTCGTCCCGATGGATGCTGGCATCGACCTGGGCGATAGCTGTGGTGAGACTACCGTCAACATCCTCAATGATGACGGCTCCATCTGGTATGCCGCCAAGGTCAACTCCTTCTTCGGCCTAAAAGACAGCTTTGGCCACCTCTGGTACCACATGGATGACGAGTTCTGCCGAGTCAACGCAGACACATCCGTCACCCACCTCGTGGCACCATCCATCTACGGCACGTGGACCATCGGCAACGAGACGGGCATGAAAGCCTACAGTACATCCATCAAAAAAGGCGAAGGCTGGGCGACCATGCTCTCCATGGACAACCTGGAGAATTTCCCGACCGCCGTCGGTGGCAGCCAGACTACCTACTGGTGCGCATATTATTGGAATACGTCTGGCGCTACGAGCGGTTTCCGCCTCTGCCTTCGTGGGGGTAGTGTTAGCAATGGTGGTCAATGCGGTCTTTCGACGCTCAGCGATTACAATGATGTCTCGATTGCCTACGTGAACTGCGGCGCCGCTCTCTGCGAAGCAGAAGAGGAGTGGCCAGTGGAGCCGGTGTACGTGGCGGCCTAAGGCTTCCATAAAGTTTACTGGGTGTGCATCGGTTTACAGAGTGTGCAAAAGATAGCAGAGCACCCTCGGCGAAGCCGAAGCACCCAGCGAGCTCTGCTCGCCCTAAGTTACCGCCTGTGGCGGTCGGCGACAAAATTTTTAATCGTTCTGGTATTTTTTACCACCATAACAACAAAAAAGCTCTTTGACATGCTTCCATACCGATTATTTTTATTACCTTTGTCGGCGATATGAGATAATATCAGGGTGTGACCCTAGGTGCTGGTTTCCGCCTCTGCCTTCGTGGTGGTAGTGTTAACAATGGTGGTCAATGCGGTCTTTCGACGCTCAACGATAACAATGATGTCTCGAATGCCAACGTGAACTACGGCGCCGCTCTCAACTTTTTAGACATATCTCCCCGTGGGGTCGTTTGCTCCCACATCGAGACTACAGGGTCAGTCCTCGCCCCATGGCGATACATACACATCAATAAGACAGCTGGTAGATGATGGCAACACGGTCATCCGGTCGAAGGTTATCAAGTGTACAAAAGCAGACATCTTCAGATATTACACAGTTTATACACCGTTCAACACAGACATTACACCGCTTATGAAAAGGTTTGGCAACATATCGCCACAAGTCGAGACACTAGACAACTTTCGTCGGGCATTCTATGATTACGCCCGACAAAAGATGTCTCGCCGTGCGGTCCAGAAGTTCGAGGCAAACCTAGACCATAACATCCATCGCATGTTCGATGCCTACACCCACCAAACTTGGCACACCTCAGCCTATGTCTCTAAAGACATCGACTATCCCAAACATCGCCAAGTCAACAAGCTGCCCGTCATCGACCACGTCATCCAGCACGCCGCCCTGCAGCCTGTAGAGGATGGTCTTCGCAAGACACTCTACAGTCACAGTCCGGCTGGCACAAAGGGCAAGGGCACCCATTATTTCTACAATCTTGTGAAGCGAGACATTTTCTCCTCGCCACAGCAAGACACCTTCTATTGTGCACCCATGGATATTCACCATTATTTTCAGAGCATCGACCACACCTTGCTCAAAAGTGAATATCGCCGCAAGATCAAAGACCGCAAGCTCCTCACCTTCATCGACGAGGTGGTGGATAGCTTCAACCCCGGCATCGTGCTCGGCGTGAAGCTCGCCCAGTTGCTGGGTCAGCTCTTCCTCGCCCGCTTCGATTATCTCGCCCTACGTTGCTTCGACATCCTCCAAGACACCGACAAGTTCCGCTACTGGCAGGCTCGCTACGTGAGCGACATGCTCGTTACATGCCGCACACAACAGCAAGCCCAGCTGCTATGTGGGGGGGTGAGGTCGCTCAATGAGCGGTTCGAGGGGTTCTGCCGTCAGGGGCTTCGCCATTACTATCGCTTCATGGATAACATCTACATCCTCCACGAGGATAAGGTGTTCCTCAGGCTGATGGCAGAGCTTGCCGTGATGCACCTCGCCAGAGACTGGCACCTGTCCATCAATAAGTCTTGGGGCATTCGCCGCACCTGCGATGGCATCGACTTCTGCGGGCAGATCATATACGCCGATCACGCCCTGCTACGCAAGCGGTTTAAGCACGACCTTTGCAAGCAGGTGGCAAACCTACGCAAGGCGGGCTTCACTGACCGGCAGATACAACTCAAGGCAGCCTCACGCCTAGGACTGGGCATCCACGCAAATTCTAAAAACTTATATAAGAAAATCGGTATGGAAAGATTCGGTAAACTCGTCAAGGCTCGCCGTGCGCGCGTGCCTTTCGAGGGAATGGAGAAATCACAGCAGCAGTCCATCGAGGACATCATCTGCCGTGAGGGTCAGGACGAGAACAAGTTCCTCGTCCAAGTGATAGACTACAAGGTCGATGACTCGGTCATCGAGAAAGAGGTGGTGCAGGTCGAGGAGGCCGCTGCCGATGGCAGCACACACATGGTATCCAAGGAGGTGCCCAAGAAGCGTCTCTCCCTACGCTATCGCATCATCGACCACGTCGAGCAAGACGGCACTGAGGTCTGGCAGCCCCTGGAGCACTATCTCTATACAGGCTCGAAAATCCTGATAGACCAAGCCCTCAATGACTTCTGTCGTGATGAGCTACCATTCTCCACCGTGGTCGCAGAGCTTCACAACAAGTTCAAGAAGAAGTTCTACAAATTCACTTAGAGAATATGAAAAAGATTTATTTGGAAAGAAAGAGTTTTGTCAAGTTCGACGACACCCATTATCTGCTCTATACAGGTGAGCAGAAAGTAGAAAACTACCAGCCGGAGTCCGCTTCCCCTTCGGTATCTTCATCCGATGACACTGCCGAGGCAGCCGAAGACGATGCAGGAGGCAAGTCCCAGGGCATTACTGCCTACAGCTACGAGGGCGACCAAGAGGATGGCAGCACCAAGATTCAGGCGCAAAACGCCACCTACGATGATTTCACCGCCGGCTTGGTTCGCACCCGATACAGCCAGAACCAGGTAGAGGCAATCCTAGCCAACCGTGGCGACGGCGACGAGGCCCACGAGGCTGAGTTCGAGGCTTATCAGTCGTGGCGCAAAGAGGCCAAGGAGATAGCCCAAGAGGTTCTTTCGAGAGAAATCTAAGAGAAACTAATTATAAAACAATAAAACGAGATTATAACAGCGATAAAACAATGTTATAATCTCGTTTTGCGTAAGCAGGGGGATACCCCTCAAAAAATATACATTTCGTTTTGCGTTCCGAACATTTCGTTTTGCGGAGCGATAACATTTCGTTTTGCGGATTATATATCGAAAATCATAAGAAATCTTTCTTCTAGAGTATTTGCTTAAGATA